AAAGCAAGTTCCATCATTAAAGCCTTACCGCAAACGCGGGTGTTATGTATTGAGCTTTAATGATATACGATTACTTTGGATTACGTCAAGTTATTCATCATCTGCTGTGAGATCATGCTCGAGCACTTCAACGCTATCGGTTTCGTCAGCGTTTGGTTTCTCAGCTTCGATGCTGCAGGTGTAGCCGCTGGAATTGTCCAGCGAATGCGTGACGCGACTGATAAGCCACTCGCCATCAACGTCTGGCCGAAACCCGAGCAGCGTCAAGGGGCACTCTGCGGCGATCGTTGGTGCACCCGTGACGGTGCCAGCCCATGTTTTCTGGCCACGCTTGCGGCGCTCGAGATCGGCACGAGCTGCAGCTAGCGCCATCTCTTGCGTCGGGTAGTATTGTTTCAATCGGCGCACAGGCTCACCCGTGCCGACTTTGATTTCATTTCGCTTGGCGCTGCTGACTGCGTGCCAGTAGGCGACAACCATGCCAGCCGTTTCTCGCTTAGACAGCACCATACGCCAGCTGGCGCAGTCACCAGCGTCAATCAGCACAGGCGGCATAGCTTCACCGCTGGCAGATTTCGATTCGCCTCGCTTGGCCAGTACCAGCTTGCCTGCTGATGGCTTCACGATCGCATCGTATTTCTTTGCCAGCCTGATGAGCAGGTTGATATCTGACTCGTCAGCCTGCGTGATGTGAGGCAACACGATCGATTTCAGTTTCGCCGCAACCACAGGCTTAAGGCCATGCTCTTTGGCGATTTTCGAAACCATATCACCGAGCTTGGTATCTTTCGGCCAGCTGCGGTTTTTCTGCGTCTGCAGGTTTGTTTTGCCAGCCTTGGATTTGTCATAGGGCGCTGCTCGAGCGCGAATGACCATCTCACCTGGCCAGCCAGACACCTCAACCTCGTCAACGACAAACATACCCATGGGCATATTGATGCCATCGTAACCGAGTGACACCTCAAGCTCTGCGCCGGTCTCGGGTATGGCGATCGGCGCCTTAGGGTCGTTATCAGCGAGCGTGATCTCGAGTAAATCTGATTCCATTCCGACAGCATCGGTGAGCGTCAGGCTGATAAACCGCTCGAGCACAGCGGCGGTGATATCCACCGAGTTAGCCAGTATCATGTAGGTTGGCGCGATGCCGGTGATTAATCCCACAGGCGCACCACCGTAGCAGCAGCCTCGAGCTGGATATCAGGCAGGGTCACGAGTACGCCAGCGGGCAACTCAGGTCCGTAGTCAGCCAAGCCGGGGTTGGCGTCGAGCAGCTGCTCAACCACGCGACCAGACTGCGTGCCGTATTGTTTCCAGGCGATGAAATCAGCGGTATCGCCAATGCTGGTGCGGTAGGTTTGGCTCATATTTCCCGCCTTGCGAGCTTGATCGTAAATTCTTGTTTCCGGGGTCGCCCTGCAGCGGCGAAAACCGATTGCGTTTCGTCAACGCCTTCGATCACCCAACGCCCTAGCAGGTTGCCATCGCCATCAATCAGCAACAGCGGCTCGCCTACCTCAGCCTCTGAGCGCATATCATCGAGTTGGCCAACGCCACCACGATACTCACTGAAAATGACACCGCTGAGCGTAATCGTATCGTCACCCGGTCCAGTAAACTGGCGCGTAGGTAGCTTGCCGAAACGATCCTGCTTAGCCCAACGGTACTCAGTGCTGCGCCGCAACTCTTTGTACGCGGCGGTGCCAATGCTGAATTGATAGCTGCCAAGCTGCATCATGATCGTTTGGCCGAGCGAGTAGCCTATCATTGTGCGGTCACTCCATCAGTCATGGTGCCACGCTGACGCACAGCGCGTTGTTGTTCCTGAATTTTAGTGATCTCTTTCGCCAGTGCGCGACTATCCTGGCCAGGCTGTTGCGTGACTTGAATGGTGGTCTGGCTTTGATCAGTGTAGGTGCTGGTGCCTTGGCCTCGAGCCGTAGCCATTGCCGGTGGTGCTGGCAGGGCAGGGGCGCCAGGTGCAGCAGATGCCGCTGGCGTAGTCTCGCCACCAAAAAACGCTTTGGTTTTATCCCACGCACCGCCAACGAAACCGCTGGCTGCGTTTTTGAATTCGAGCGCCTTGCCGAGTGCGGCGCCAATATTGTTGTTGATCCAGGTGATGCCGTCGATCAGCACCTTGAGTGGTGTCAGCACTAAGTTGATGCCGAACGCCAACGCCTCACCGAATGAGCGCCCTGCAGAGCCTGCTTTCGTCAACTCGTCTGAGCTGTACGATACCGGGCCAAGCAGTTTCGTGAACCAATCCCATGCAACGCCGAGTGCGCCACCGATTGCCGTGAAAATAGTCGGCAGTGCGCCAGAGCTATTCCACAGCGCAGAGAACGCATCAACGACTGGCTGCAACCCGGTTTTGATACCTTCAAACACCCCCATCATGAACGCAGAGACGCCATCCCAATTTTGGTAGATCAGTGTGCCAGCAATTGCGATGCCGGCAACGATGGCGCCGATGCCGGTGCTGACTAATGCGGCACCTACCAAACGGATGCCTGCAGCCATCGCAGGGAATGAGGTAGAGGCTAGAATAGCGCCAGCGCGTAACTTGGCGAGCACACCAACCACCTGCAGCGCGCCACCCTTAAAGAAAGTGAACGCGTAACCGCCAGCTAGTGTGGCCAGCTTGAGCGATGTGAGAGCAACAACAGTGCCAACGATCGCCTGCGTAACCTTTGGGTTTTCGCGAGCGAAATTCGCCATGCCTTCAACCACAGGCGCGATCGCCGCAAACGTACCATTGAGCGCTGGCAGCAGCACTGAGCCGATGCTTACCGACAGCTCAGTCACGCGGTTTTTCATGATCTGGAATTGAGCGCCAGTGGTCTGCAGGCGTGCCGCAAACTCGCGCCCCATACTGCCCTTAGCTGCCTCGCTGTTGGCCATTCCCAACTGCTTACGGAATTCGCCAGTGTTGGCAGCCAGCTTGGCAAGCGTATCGGAATGCTCGAGGCCAACCAGCTCAGTTAGTACGCCTAGGCGTTTCTCAGCTGGCAGTTTGCCTACAGCATCCATGACTTTCATCATGGTGCCGATCGCATCAGACTGCATGCCTTTCTCGATGGCTGCAGTTGATAGGCCAATCTCTTTCATGGCCGATTTGAATTTTTTGGTGCCCTTGGTAGCTGCGGCGAATTTCGTAAACATCGCGTTGGTAGCGGTGCCAGCGGTCTCGGTGCGCTCGCCAAGTGTGAGCAGCGTTGAGCCTAATGCCGCCATCTCTTTCGCTGTGACTTTCACCGATCCAGCCACACCACCAGTGCGCGACAGGAAATCGATAATATCAGAGCCTTTGCTGATGGCGTTATCGTCAAGGAAATTGATGCTGTCAGCCAGTTGGCCGATCGCAGGAATAGGGATTTTGAATAAGCCAGCAATTTTACCCATGTCATCAGCGAGCTGGCCTGCTGGCAATTCGAATGCGTCTGCCATCATCGCGGCAGTGCGGGTGAAATCGATCAGCTGATCTTTAGCCACGCCCATGCGAGCGCCAGCGGCAACCATGTCAGCCAGGTCATTGGTAGCCAGTGGTATCTCACGCCCCATCTGCTGAATGGCTTTTCCCATTTCATGATAGGTGGCAGTGAGCTTGCCGTTTTCGTCTCGAGCGCCTTTAACCTGCTTGGCAACACCGAGCATGGAAGTTTCGAATTTTGCAGCCTGAACGATCGGTGCAGCGACTGTGGCACCTAGTGCTACAGCGTCAAACATTTGACCGCGATAGTTGGCGCGCTTGGCAAGGTTCGCCTGTGACGCTGCCTCAACTCTGGCCATCTGTTGGTGTGCGGATTTCAGGCGTTCGATCTGGGTAGTGAGGGCAGCGTAACGAGTGCGTAACCCGTCAACGTTTTTGCCCATCTTGCCAAAGGTCTGCATGGCATTGGTGAGCATACGCTGCTCACCTTCCATTTTGCGCAGGGCTGCGCCAACCTGATTGACTTGGGTTTTGATAGTGCCGAATGCAGACTTGAGGCTGCCAGCAACGGCTCCACCAATCTCGATCGTGGCTGATAATTTTTTGTTAGCCATCGTTTTTGGGCAACCCGTCTAGCCAGAATAAGAAGCGGGAAACCCGCATCGCCATAATTTCCGCGAGAGACCAGCCGGTGTGGCTGGCTAAAGCAAGAGCGCCGGCGCGGATATAATCGGCACTCAATCGATGAAAGCTGACCAGGCTACCTGCAGCCGCTTGTAATCGCGTATCGACAGCTCGCGAATGTCATCAGGTGCAATGCCGCATAGATTTGCAAACACTGCGATCTCGCGTGAGGCATCGCTGCCAGTCATCTCGCTGGCAACTTCTTGATCGCGCACAGTCGGCTCGCGCATGCGCACAGATGCAGTGCTCACGCCATTGAGGCTTGCAGGCTTGGAAAGCGTGATATCTGAATAGCCAACACCCTCAGCCAACCACTCTGGTTTCTTCGTGCTCATAATTTTGCCTGTAGTTTTGAATTGTAGAAAAAGGCCAGTCTGTGCTGGCCTCGGGTTTTCTTAGATGCCGAGCGCGTTTCGGATCGCTTGCAGTGCGTCGACACCGTTGATGATGCGCACCATGTTTTCTGCGTCGATCTCATGCACCACGGTGTCGCCATGCTGCATCTTGTAATACGTGAGTGACATTGCGACCTTGAGCACTGGTAGCTCGCCTGGCTTACTGGTGCCTGGATCAAGCTCAACAATCTTGCCTCGCATGGTATGAATCACCTGCGTGACAGTGCCGTCGAAAGACTCAAGAGCCTCGCGCACAACCACTGGGATTGACGAGCCTTGCACTACGCCGAAATTTGCAAGCACGTTTCGGTCGTAGTTTTTTAGGCCAAAGTCACAAGTCAGCTTTTCCATACCCATCGTTACATCAATGGGTAGGTCCATTCCGCCTGCGCGGAATTCCTCGGTTTGCAAGGTGAGCTTAGGTAGGTTTACCTCGTCAGCGTTCCCGGCATAGCCGCGACCGTCGACGAATATATTGAAATTTTTACGAACGTCGCGTGCGGCCATGGCTAGAATATCTCCACTAAGTAATCATTAGTCAGGCGGCTGCGAAAAATCACATGCTCAGCCGGGTAAGTCGGGGTAAAATCGAAATCGAAATACACTTTACCCAGTGCAATCTGATCAGGCGTGTTGATATCTGGATCGGCCCAACACTCGCCGCCAATGATAGCACCGATTGTCACCAAATGCCGCAAATAGTTATTCACGCCCTCGGTTACATCAGCGATGTATTGCTTGGTGATGCCGCGATCGACTGCCCATAAGTGAGCGCGCAGCA